TACTCAGTCCAGCAGCCAGACGGGTCTTGCCAATTAGTTTGGAATGCAAGTCCAGAGCAGCTATCTCAGTATACGGTTATTACGAACAAGCCAGAGGAAACGCAGGAGGATACGAACCTGTTTGCGTCATCAAACAAAACAGAGATAAGCCCTTGGCTGTGGTAGATGCAGAGTATTTCTTTAACCTATTAAGGAGTAAGTATGAGTAAAGTTTATCGATTCATTTATGATTCTGAGTTTCAAGAAGGAGAGCCTACAGAATATCCAGAGGCTTCTACTGTCAAGGTTCGTCACTACTTTGCAGACTTTGTTGCATGGCCTAAGATACTCTATGAGTTCTGTAAGTTCTTAGAGACCTCTGGTTACAGTGGTGTTATGGAGCGTGTTGTCATCAAAGACCCTTATGGTATGGAGACTGATGGTTTGTTTGAGACCATTGGCCCAGAGCAGTACATCGCTACTGTTAAAGTAGAACCATTAGACAACGTAGACAAGGACGCACAATGACTGTTCATGCCATAATCCCTGACTGCCAAGTTAAGGACGGTGTTGATCTTAGTTATCTGACATGGGTAGGTAAGTACCTAGCAGAGAAGAAGCCTGATGTGATTGTACAGATTGGTGACTTTGCTGATATGCCTAGCCTGTCGAGCTACGATGTAGGCCGTAAGTGTTTTGAAGGCAGGCGATACAAGACCGACATCGATGTTACTAACAAAGCAATGGAGATGTTGCTAGCACCAATCAAGGAACATAATGAACGAGCAAAGAGAAACAAGGAGAAACAGTACAGACCCAGAATGGTACTCACTCTTGGAAATCATGAAGAAAGAATTTCCAGAGCTATCGAAGGAGACCCTAAACTGGATGGAACTATTGGTCTCAGCGACCTTAACTACGAACATTGTGGTTGGGAAGTTATACCGTACCTTGAACCTATTGTCATTGATGGTGTTGTGTATGCTCATTATTTTACTTCTGGCGTTATGGGGCGTGCTGTAACTTCTGCTGCTGCACTGCTGTCTAAGAAGCATATGTCTGCAGTGATGGGTCATGTGCAAAATAGACAGATAGCTTATGCTAATCGTGCTGATGGTTCACAGATTACTGGTTTGTTTAGTGGCTGTTGCTACCTGCATGACGAGGACTATCTAGGTAGCCAAGGTAACAAGTACTGGCGTGGTATCTGGATGCTGCATGAGGTTAACAATGGTAGCTTCGATGAGATGCCAGTATCGCTTAACTACTTAAGGAAGAAGTATGAGCATTGATAACGCAACACCTTCAGACTGGTACAAGGTCCAGCAACTTGAGCCAATCAATCTGCACAATGTAGACCAAGCATTTGATAGAGCTACCAGTGTAGATGTCAAGACACTAGGCGACTACATCAAGTCTAAGCAGATTGGAGGCGATCATTACAAGTCTAACATCGAACCTTGGGATGTCTTCCTCGACTGGGGCTTAGACCCTTGGGCGTGTAATGTAATCAAGTACGTAGCTCGTCATCGCAAGAAGGCAGGTAAGCAAGACCTTGAGAAGGCCAAACATTATCTTGAGTTCTTAATAGAAAATTATGATAAAGTTGGTGACAAGTACTACAAGGTGTGATATAATATATGACCCTAACATTAGAAGAGATCAAGGAAAGACTTAAGAGATGGGATGAGATAACATTAGTTGAAGAACTAGCGTTAAGGTCTGAGGATATAGTAGAAAGATTTGACGATATAATAGAAGACCAAGCAGACAGATTACAAAACTTAGTTAACTGGGAAGAATAAAATATATGGATTACTATCAACAGTTTATTGCAAAGAGTCGTTACAGCAGGTTTCTACCTGAGAAGAATCGCCGTGAACACTGGGAAGAATCAGTGGATCGGTACTTTACCTTTATGTTTAATCACTTGGAAGAGAAGTACAAGTTCTCTCCTGATGCTGAGCTACGAGCAGAGCTTACCAGTGCTGTCAAGAACCTAGATGTTATGCCTTCTATGAGGGCTATTATGACAGCAGGCAAAGCCCTAGACCGTGATAATACTGCTGGCTACAACTGTAGCTACTTACCTATCGATGACCCTAAAGCCTTTGATGAGGCTATGTACATCCTACTCTGTGGCACAGGCGTAGGCTTTTCTGTGGAGCATAAGTATGTTGACCAGTTACCTGAAGTCCCGGACCAGTTGTTTGATAGTCAGACTACTATTGTGGTTGCGGACAGTAAAGAAGGATGGGCAAAGGCTCTTCGCCAACTCATCGCTCTTCTATACTCTGGGGAAGTGGCAAGGTATGACCTATCCAAAATTAGACCTTCAGGAGCTAGACTTAAAACCTTCGGAGGAAGGGCTTCTGGACCCGGACCTTTGGACGAGCTTTTTAAGTTTACTACCAACAAATTTAGAGGAGCTGCTGGTCGCAAACTCACATCAATCGAATGTCATGATCTTCTCTGCAAGATCGGGGAAGTTGTTGTTGTGGGTGGAGTTAGAAGAAGCGCAATGATTTCTTTGTCGGACCTCGAAGATGACCGTATGCGTTCCTGTAAGTCTGGTAGCTGGTGGGAGCATAACAGCCAGAGAGCATTGGCTAATAACTCTGCAGCCTACACCTCGAAGCCTGACATTGGACAGTTCCTTGCAGAGTGGACTAGCCTGTACAACAGTCACTCAGGTGAGCGTGGTATCTTTTCACGAGAGGCAAGCAAGACTCAAGCTGAGAAGAACGGACGCAGAGATGCTAGCTATGACTTTGGTACGAACCCGTGCTCAGAGATTATCCTGCGCCCTTATCAGTTCTGTAACCTGACTGAGGTAGTAGTACGTGCAGAGGATACTGTAGCTGACATCGCCAAGAAGGTTAGGGTTGCTACAATCTTAGGCACGTTCCAAAGTACTCTGACTCACTTCCCATACCTGCGTAAGGTGTGGCAAAAGAACACTGAGGATGAGCGTTTACTTGGTGTATCGTTAACTGGTATCTTAGATAATCCTTGGATGGGGAGGGTATGTGAAAGCACTACGCAGTCTCTTGAATACTTACGGGAGGTCTCAGTTAATACCAACAATGAGTTTGCAACTCGCTTGGGAATCCCTGTGTCTGCTGCGATTACTTGTGTCAAACCTAGCGGCACTGTTTCTCAACTTGTTAATTCTGCCTCTGGTATTCATACTCGACATAGTAACTATTATATTCGCCGTGTTCGTGGTGACAAGAAAGATCCGCTGACTAAGTTCCTCACAGACTCAGGTATTCCTACAGAGGACTGTGTCATGAGACCTGATAGCACTGCTGTGTTTTCTTTCCCAGTGAAAGCACCAGAGTCTTCTCGTACTCGTGATGATCTGACAGCTATGCAGCACCTTGATCTGTGGCTGATGTACCAGCGTCACTGGTGTGAGCACAAGCCTTCAGTGACTATCTCTGTCAAGGAAGATGAGTGGATGGATGTTGGTGCTTGGGTGTGGAGGAACTTCGATGAGCTTAGTGGTATCTCATTCCTACCTTGGGATGGAGGTTCTTATCGACAAGCACCTTACGAGGAGTGTACTAAAGAGCAGTACGAAGAGCTTCTATCTAAGATGCCTACAGATATCTTGTGGGATAACCTCAAGGAAGAAGATGATAATGTCGAAGGCGCACAGACATTAGCGTGTGTCGCAGGTCACTGTGAGATTTGATATGAATATAGACCTATGTATTATATCTGGACTGATGTTTGGTTTTGAGTATGTCGAAGTTGTAGATGATGAAGAACGATATATTGTAGTAGACTTTGCGTTCCTACGGATTCTTATCAACTTTTAAATAGAGTGTGCTTTCATCCTTCCTGCGCTTAACAAGGCCGGGAAGGACTTTTCCCCCAGCTTTCGTCCACTGCATGAAAGCTTCTGCAGCCCCTTCAAACTCACCCCTGTTATGCTTCTGTCTTATTGTGCTACGCTGGAGGTTACCCAGTCCCACATTAAAAGCAAAGCTGACGAGTGCATCAAACCTAGACTGAGTAAGATTAGTAGGACACAGTCGTAGTACGCCTCTCTCAAACGTGAGGAGATCCTTGGCGAGTATGTCATCAACCTCTGCCATAGACAGGACTCTATCCCACCCACTGGGTATTGCGAGGTTTTTACGCTCCTCAAAAGGAACCCTGATATGGTTGGGGTCTATGACATGACCAACGCCCACTGTCCACAGCAAAGCTGGACACCTGTAACTGCGTGTTCTTACGCCCTCGTGGTGCTTGATCATCTCGATGCATTCTTTGGATACGTTCATTTCTTATTAAAAGACTGTGACCCAAACCAGAAGGCTATGATAGACGAGAAGATGATGGCCGAGTCCTCATCCCAGAGCAGGTTCAGTGCTTCGTCAAATGGGACGTTCTGCTTCCAAGCGTAGAAGAACCCAAACACATTTACCATTACTAGCATTAGGAACATACCGTAGGTAATGACTGGTCTGACGCTGGCTCTCAGGTTTATGACCCACTTACTAGCTCCCTGTCCTATGGCTATGTCGTGGGCATAGAGGGCTTCCTTCTCCTGAACTGCAGTCTGCATTGCAATTTGGTCAGTCCTAATCTCCTCCACCCTAGCCTGAGCTAGGAACCCCTTCTCTGCCATCTCCAATTCCCTAGCCATCTGCAATTTAGCCAGCTCTAATTCGTGTTTTTTATCAGACTTATCTTGGAAAAAGTCTAGGAACTTAGGGAGACCACCAGCCAAGAAGGAGACAAGGGTAGAAAATAGGGTAATCATAGACGGTCCTTAAGGTTTATAGCCAAGCACATAGAAAAAACTAACCAATATAAAAGCAGTGATGAAGCAGTACCACTTGAGCATGGCTAGCTTGCTGAGGTCTCTGCCATACTCGTCAGTCAAATCCTTTTTGTCTTTCAGGATTCTATCCTTGATTACCATGATCTCTTCCCAAGCCGCTGGTCCATGCTTAGAGATGATGTCTTGCTTGAGTTCTTCTTCTATCTTTTTAATCTCGTAGACTCCTCGCCATTCTTCTACTGCTGAGAAGACAGATGTATCTGATGGTCTTTGCTTTTGTTTACGCCTAAACGATGCCCTAGCTTGGAGGTCAGCCTTGCCTAGGTCTTGTATGTCCTTGGTGACTGACTCAATTTCTTTACCAACAGCTAAGGCTTCTCGAATACCAGCAACAGCGGTCTTGGCAACTTGGGTTACTGGTTCGCTCATTCAATGTTTATCCCCATGCTATATGGATTTAGGCCACGTTTCTGAAACTCTTCTGCAATAAACTTAAGCCTCTGCTTAGGATCTTGTACGATCTCAGGCAGCATCATAAGCCTAACATTACTTCGAATTGTGCTTACCACATTAGTAAACAACTCTGCCTTTAGCGAGTCTGGTAGTCTTTGAAATCCGGGGTTAGATGCAAAGGAAGTAGCAACCGTGTTAGACATCTCTCCCATCATCTTAGACATACGCTCGTATTGCTCACCTCGAAGCTCTACCCCGTACACTGTACGAGAAGGCATCTTAATCTTTAACTCTGGGTTATTAAAGAATGACTGTGCTATAGTCTGCTCTGCAGGACGGTTAATAAAACCAGTCAGTAGTTCACCAGTAGAGCCTAGTTGTCTTGGTTGTCCTGCAACATCGTACTGAACAGGAATGTCTTCTCTCTGTCCCGGTAAACGAGACTTAAGATTGTTCAGAATCCATGTACTCATTTCAGGATCTCTTACTTCACGAGCAACTTTGTCTTCTATTCGTGCAATGTTGTTTAGAATGTTAGGTGTTAATCCATTAGTTAACGCAACAATCGTGGCTGGTAATCTATTTGGATCTTCCATTGCTCCCATTACATTAGATAAACCTTCAGTAAAAGTCTTATCTAAGAAAGAAGCTTTAATTACTTTATAGAAGTCAGCAGCATACGCACTTAACTCTTGCCCTTTTAGCTGCCCGTCACGGATTGCTTCCATTGTGTTAGCAGTTAACGACAACACAGTATGTAGCGGTTCGATGCCAGCATACCCAAACCATCTATCTCCAAAACGAATTGATGACGGTGGTTTACCAGCAGCAATCTGACGAGTACGAACCTCTGGATCTAAGGAGTATTCTCCAGTTAAACGATCATCTGCTACAAGACCATAAGCATAAGCTACTAAGCCAGTACCTAGGATCTGCTGACCAACAAAGTCCCTGTTCAAATCTCTTTTGAACTGTAGTTCACCCTGCTTCTTTTCAATTAAACGCCCAAGTCTTTCTTCTGACTTAGGTGTTTTAGCTGCTTGCCTTGCAGCAACTAAATCATCTATCTCGTTTACAAGAGTGTTGATATCTTTACGCCCTTGATTAAACCTTAACAATCCTAGACCGGGGACATACCCGCCACCAAACTTAGCAATGTTAGTAGGTGTGATAATGAATGGTGTAAAGAGAGCAGCTAATGGGTTATCTTTTGCAAAGTTAGAATAACTCCTTGTTGCTCTATCAATTAAAGAAGTACCTAGATTAGAACGAAATGTCCCGTACTTTTGAAAGTCTTCGATCTCTTGAGCTAGGCGTGGCTCTACATCTTGAAATGTTTTCCACAACGGGCTGCGTGTGTCGCCAGTTGCAAGCACATCCTCAACCTGACGAATCCATTCATCACGAGTGATGCCTCTGTTTGTAAAGAAAGAGTCAGGCATTAGCTTACTATTCTTAGCTCTGTTCTTTAGCACCTCAAGCTGTGCCTGCTCAAACATGACAGCGAAGAACTCATCACCGCCTCGCTGCAGTGACTGAGGAAATGTAAGTACAGCGTTGATAGGTCTATTGACCATATCTAAGAACTTGTTCGGATCTTGACCCGGAAGCTTTAAGTAGATGTCGTATTCTTTTGCAGTACGTCCGTCTAGCTCGATGCTCTTGTTAGAGAAGCCCTCAGCAAAACGAGGGAACACTTTGGTAAATGCCTTGGCGTAGCCGACAATCATGTCCACTGCTTCGCTTGGTCTTCCTCCAGCAATCCTTGCCAAGGGTGCTTCAATTAGTCTGGCAAAGTTACCAGCAAAGTTTTTAATAAATGTAGGCAGCGCACTTAAGTAGTTGTTTCTAATAATTGTAGATAACTGAGCACGTAAGGACGGAGTAGTTGCAGCATCAACTAAACCTTTACCTATTGCAAGATCAACATCTTTCTTATTTAACTTAGGATTAGAGTACATATCCGTAGCAACTCTTCCAAGTTGACGGAGAAACTGCATACACTTTGCCGACAATTCAATCATAGACAATCACCATTCATAAATATCCGATCCATTTTACCACCAGTCTCGAACAGTTTGTTTAATCGTTTAAAGGAACTCATTGCTACAGAGACAGCGTTCTTATCGCCAATGACAGCACCAAGGCCCATCACTGTTTTCTGAAGTTCCATAGCCAGATAAGCTGCTGTTTGTTTATCTCCCTTAGCCGTAGCAGAATCTAAAGCAGCAAAGATAGGCTGAAGATTATCAAGCTGTCTAGCAACGACAGGGTACAGTAGCTCTCGCTGACCAGCCTCTAAGACATCGCCCTTCTTATAAGAAGCTGCGAGAGACTCAGCAAACTGCTCTGCACCTTGAAGTGAATCAGCACCTGCCTGAGTTCTTAAACGATCTGCAGCTTGCGATAGTTCCTTCTCTGTCTCAGACATAGACTGACCAAGCCTTGTCTTAGAGCTTAGTCTTTCTGACACCTGCCCATACCTGTTTATAATCTGGATGACATCATCATTAAGATGTTTAGCAGTAGCGCCTAAGTATTTAAACTGCCTCTCAGGACTCATCTTACTGAGCAAGCTAACCTGCTTTTCAGTTAAAGGAGCAACTCGCTTCTCAGGTAAGAAGTTCTTATAGAATGGTAGCTTACACTTAGCAGCCATCAAACTCTCCAGCATTGTATAGTTTAATTCGTAAGTCTTCGTTCATGTCTTTATTCTTTAGCATATCTTCAAAGGATCTCGACTTAAAGTTTCTGCCATCAATTTCCTTAAGCTTATCCATCATGTCCTGATATCCTTTAATCATAACAAGACTGTCTGAGTCAGAAGCCTTTGGCATATACTGACGCACAGCACTGCTGAGCTTTTGAAAGCCTTCAGACTTTAGGATAGAAGGGGAGATTACAAACTTACCAGCTTCGTTGACAGGTAAAGTCTTACCATAATTATACACTGATTTACTGAAATCGTCAAGGTTTTTATCTACTGGATTTAAAAGATTGTCAAGTGTTTTAGACAAGGAGACCTTTAAAGAATCTTGTGGCAGGTTCCTTAAGCCTAGTTCCCTTTGAGCAACCTTCATAGAGTTGACCATCTCATCACGAGCTACCTTAGCAATACGTAATACTTCCTCTCTAGGTACGTCCAAGGATTGCTGTAGATACTGAACAAAGTCTTCGTGCCTAGTTGATTTAGTATCAGAACGTCCTACAATGTATAGGGCTTTATCTAGATCTGTCTCAAAAGACAGGGCTGATTTACCAAAGGAAGGACTAGAACCACTTAAGTACTGAGGAAGTTTGGGTAGCTGTGTAGAATCAAAGGCACTCTGAACCTCATCAATAAGGTCTTCATCTGCTGTCTTTGTAGGCGCTGGAGTGGTAGCCCTTGTCCCTACCTGTTCAAAGACTGGCTCACCTGCGTCATCTACACCTTTATATTTAAAGTGAGGTTTGGTTAAGTCTGCTGTGCCGTTTGCTACTTCGTCAGTAACATCGACTATCTCGTCACCTTTTTTTGAGAATATCTTTCCTAATACAGCCTTACCTCCAGCAACTATACCACCAAGAGCACCCCCTAATACAGCACCAGCCGCAATATTCTGTGCCCTCGTGGTGATTGCTGTGTCACCTAGCTCTTCGTATACTGGATCTAAAGCACCACCAAGAGCACCAGCAAGTCCAAAACCACGAATCTTCTGAGCAGTGGTGGCAACCTTACCAATAGGAAGAAGATTGACAGGAGAAGTTAGAGCACCAGAAATACGGCCAGCAATAGCAGCACCAGTCTTTTCGTCTGCTAAGATACGTGCTTCTAGTTCATTACGAAGAGTATTCTTTTCTGTACGTGCCTGAGCTTCAGGAGAAACAGGAGTGCCTGCCATCCATGACGTAGGATCTGAGTAGCCTTCAGGTTCAATACCAGTCTGCTCAGTAGCAGATGTATCAATGCCTATCTTCTTTAAACCCTCAGAGACAGGCTTAGCAAGCTGAGCTAGTCCTGCATAATCAGAGATCATGCCCTGTTCAAGGTTCTTAAAGAAAGACTCACTAGCAGTAATCGGTCTGCCTAATGACAGAGTAGCAGCAATGGTTCGGTCATCGTAACCATCTTCTCTTGCCTTAGCAAGATTAAAATTCTTTTGTTTTGCTAAAGCCTCTGCTACATCTGTATAACTATAACCATCCGATAATGCTTTTGGAAGATTAAATATGTCAGCCATTGTTAAGGTTTTATTTCATATTCAGCAGGGTTTAAAGGACCAGCAGGTTTCTTCTTGTCATCTTTCTTAGATTCAGAAGGTTTAGCTTTTGGAGCAGTTGCTCCCAACCCTCCACCAATAAGAGCAGCAATCACTGCCTTTAATGGATCTTCTCCTGTTGGCTTGTACTCAAGCTTATCCTTTGAAGGATCAAAAGGTCTGCGCACTTTACTCTCTGTGTCTATTGTCTCTAAAGCTCCAGTAGCTTTGTTCATAGTTACTGGTCTTCCATCTTTTGTTAACAAACTAAGAGAGTCAAAAGTATTAACTGCTTTTTCTCGTGTACCAATCTCTCGTTCTTTGAGACTTAGTTCTTTAGCTTGTGTCCTAGCAGATGCTGCTTCTTTTAAAGCCGACACAGCTAAGTCTCCGTAGCCGCTTTGCTTTAATGCAGCAGCAACGCCTTCATAGTAAGTGGCTGGGTTCTCAGGATCAAAAGGAACACTACTCATAATGCCTTGAACTTCTGAAACCCTACGAAGTCCAGCATCGCCAGTGTCCATAAAGCCACGCCCAGAAGCTACATTGCCAATGCCTCTACCAAGCAACGCACCGATAGCACCTGCAGCTCCACCAGTAGGATTAAGCCGTTGCATCTCCTGCTGGGCCATCTGCCTACGCAGATACTCTGGATCGCTTTGTAATATTTGTTGTGATGACATTCCCATATTATTTATCCTTAAAAGAAACTTCCGTAGTCTTGGTTGCCATATGCCAGACCAGTTCCAAAACCTGATCTACCTAAACCAGTCTGTGCAAACCTTGCTTGTAGTCCTCCCATACCACCACCACCAAAACCACCAGTAAAGCCACCAACAGCAGCGCCTAAAGCTTGATTCATAAAGCTAGTAAGCTGTTGGGACGCAGCATCACCAGCACGTTGCTGAGTAGTAGCGGCACTGGACAGACCAGACTGCAGAAGCTGAGAACCAACATTAGCCCCAGATTGGGCAGCGCCTCCGACTTGTAAGCCAAGCTGAAACGGTTGCTGCCCAAGTTGCTCCAGAGTTCCGACAGTACCAAGGTAGGACTGAAGAGGTCCAAGAGCCTGTGTCGGGAGAGCGTACTGTTGACCAAGCTGTTGAGCGCCTGTTCCAAACAATCCAGTACCAAACTGAATTTCTTGCTGAGCTTGTTGGTTAGCTGCAACAATATCTTGAGCACGTTGTGCCTCACGAGCACGGGCTAAGCTATACAGTTCAGGCTGACCAATACCACCAATATTTAATCCAGCACGTCCACGACCAAAAGCACCAGATGCTAGCCTTTG